CGTAGCATCGTAGGACAGCAGGCTGTTAATTGCGCTCGTCCTCTGGTCCACAGGCACACCAGGAGCCGGGATGAAGGCCATGCCCTCGTCATTGGGATTGTCGGACTCAGCCAGTAGGTCGATGAGCGTGGTGCCCCCCTGCTCCGATAGTGCCGGGCTACCGCCGGCCTTTGGGTCGATCAGTCGCATCACAGGCTCCCCATAGCCTAGCTCCGCCTCAATGGTCCTGAACATGGTCCGATACTCCGATATCGACCGGCCTGCATCCAGTGTTTGAGCCGGGCCTGCCTTGCCGTCGTGTTTCTCGCTCGGGAACGTCCATTCGCCATAGTTGGCGTAATCCGGGAACTCACGCACCACAATCCTCCTGCCATTCTCGTAGACCAGCATCCACATACAGAACCAGTTCCGCGCTCCGGCAGGGTCGCACACCATATACAGCGTCCCCCCAGGAGGCACGGCCTCGGGCTCGATGCAGTGGATGTCGACTCTGAACCTAGCGAAGGCCTTCCCAATGTTGTCAGAAGCCCACCCATAGGCCCGGGTCAATATCTGCCCCATAGGTGCCGTGACCAGCTTCGCCTTCATCTCGTCGAACGGGTTGTACGGGTTGTCCTCCGAGAAGAAGAACACCGTCCGCCTATTGGTCTGGGCCTGCACCATTGTCCTGGCCGCCTTGCCCACAGGCCAGGTAGGCAGCGCCTGCTTGCCCAGCAGTAGCTCCGCATCATCGAACCGAGTGATAGCAGAGCCGGCGGTGTATTCCTTGTAGACCGAGGCAACGCCCTCCAGTGGCGTCTGGGTAACCAGTAGCTTGCCCCGGCGTGTGATGAGCCGGTAGCGCAATGTCTCAACCCATGACTGTGGCACCAGCTCGTCGCACCAGATCATATCCGCCTCCCGCCCCTCGATAGTGTTCTCCGATTGCGTGTAGTTCAGAAAGTCGCACCGGCTGCCATTAGGAAGGATGAAGCTGCCATCAGTGAAACCATTCTTACGGCTGTAGTTGAGGTAGTGGATCCTGCCCTTCTTAGTGCCTCGTAGCGCTACAGGCAGGTAGTTATATATAGCGGGTTGCTGCACTGTTACACTAGTGGCATGGCTCGTATGACAACACAGTACCGCGGCGTTCTCCTTCTCCAGTAGCGTCTGCACCACTCGCCGGGCTGCCCACAGCGTTTTGCCAGCCCGGTTGCCGCCCGATACCAGCAGCTCCTGGGTGAGTGCGTACTCGGTGTTGCCGATCTCCCAATGGTCAGGAATGTAGCCGTAGGTATACGGGTCGGCCTTCTCCAGTGTGACCAACTGGGTCCGCTTGAGTCGCAGTTCGACAGCACGGGGGTGCGCGGCGTCGACCCGGGGTATAACAGGGTGCAATGGCTGTTCGTTCCACCAGGCTGTGTTGCACGCCTCGGTGCAGAAGCGCTTCTGCTTAGGGCCGGTGTGGTGCTTGAGGATAACGAATGGCTTGGAGCAGAGGAGGCAGAGGGGGAGGGACATTTGTTAATATTTTTCGCTTTGGTTTACCCGTCGCCTTTTGGCGCTGCAGCCGATGGCCTGACCCCCTCCCCCCATCCTGCCTGGGCCTGCTTGTCGCCGGCCTTGGCGGTGGGGTAGGACATTGGCCTTTTGAACGGTGGCAAAAGTGCATTTGACCCAATGTTTACGGGCGTTTGCTGCGTGATTTTGTGTCGAAGTGAATATAACTGCTATTGTGCATCTGACTGCCATAAACAGGCCTAAATGCGTGGTTTCTGTGTGGTCAATGTTGGTAGGGGTAGGACATTTCGGGCCATTACCTAAACCAGATCGTGGGTCTGCTCGTCGTTAACTGGGGTAACATCACGGTCCTTCAGGTCCTTCATTAGGTCACGATGGCTTACTGATGCTGTCATAGAGAGGTGTATGCTAGTAGGCTGGCCCTTGATGACCGAAAGTTTGTCGGTCAGCACAGCGACCGCTACGGGTAAACTACGATCATCGATCAAGTTAATAGAGGATTCAGCCAGTCGCTTTGTTCCCTTCCAGATTGCAACCTCCAGGAATCCGGTCACGTCCTTACGCCAGTCGTCCTCGTTCTCTGGGTAATCCGTTGGAACCTTGACTCCTCGGATTAGCTTGAAAGCAGTGGTGGGGCTTAGTCCTGTATCAGCAGCAATGCTCTCTAGTGATTTGTTTTGAAGTATCCCTTCAACTACAATGTCAGCTTTCTCTTGTGTTAGCTTGTCGTTAAAGTGTTGGTTTGGATGATGTGTCTTAATGTAACCTATCTCTTCAGCAGCCTTGAACACTTTGTCTTGTGTTTCCTTTGGGTATTTTGTGCTACCTGCTAAGATGCGCTGAGTGTAGACATAGTTTACCCCTGAAGTATGTGCTACATCGTTCAGCGATGGCTTCTTGTCCTTCTTACCCGACATACGGTTTAAACCCATAGGGATATTCGCCCCAGTGGTTGAGATGTTTCTTCGGCTGCATGGCATAATGCTTCACATCGCACAGACTCAACCTAACCGCGGCAGCATAGTCCTCGCTGAGGTACTCGTGCTGCCCTGGCAAGGTGTCCATGGCGAACGGCATCCACAGTGTCGGGAACTGGTCGACCCTCACATCCTTGCACCAATCGATCCGATAGGGGTTTGGCACCTCTGACCCTCCGAGCGTATCAAGTGCGCTCATAAGGCAACGTCGAGGGATTGCGAGGCATCCCGATGCAAACATTCGGATCGGTACTAGCTCTGTGGCGCACTCGGCATCCGATGTCTGCATCCTTAGGGCTTTGACGTGCTCGGTGTCGATACGCAGGGCCGGCCTTAGCGGAAGTGCTCGGCAGGGGTAGGGGATGCACACGGTCGCCTGGTGTTCATGGGCCAGCTCTGCCATGCGTATAATGTCTTTCGCGTCGAACTCGATATCGTGGTCTATCTGGACCCATACATCTTTGCCACTGTCTAGGAACCACTTGGTAGCACGGCAACGGCTTCGGGATATCAAAGCATCCTCGCGGATGGTTCGTAAATCTGTTTGGCGGTCGCTTGTACTAAAGGTGGCTGTTAGGCCTACCCAAGACATAAGACAGGCTGCACTGATACCACCGTATGCATACAGGCTGACGTGTATTGAGGGCCTTGTGCCTGATGTAGTCGGCTCATGCACCACGGCTGTAGCCTGTGGAGCGTGGATGAACGGGTCATTCATGTTGATTGCTGCTGTTGGATTGTTCATGTTCTAAGTTGGCTCGTTGTTTCGATAGGTAATGCTCATGACCTTTGGCTAATATGTATGTGATTGATCCTCTTGATACACCAATTGCTTTTGCAGTGTCGTCCAGTGTAAGGCCTAACTGCCTGAGTTCGTAGGCACGCTCACAGAACTCCGGGGTGTACTGCTCGGGGTCGACGTGTATCTCTTCCTCGATGCCCGGGTCAAGCGAGCCGTCGTCGTGGTACTTCTGGGATAGCGGGTAGGACATGAGGCCATTGTCGATGGCCCACTTGATAAGCCTGGGCGCTTCGTTCAGGAGCTTGGTGCGGTTGAGATCGTATTTGATGTTCATTGGAAGCTCGGTGATGGGTCTGTGAAGCGGCAGTATTGGCCTTCGTACCACAGAGGGACGATGCCGCATTCACCGTCTCGTTGTTTTGCGATGGCGATGATAGCCTCGCCGTTGGCCGCGTGACGCTCCCGGTTGAGCAGGAGCACCAGATCGGCATCACGCTCAATTTGCCCGGAGTCGGCCAGGTCAGTGAGGCGAGGCACTCGGCCTTTGTCCTTCTCGTTCTCACGGTTGAGTTGAGCCAGGGCAACTACGGCTGTCTTGGTATCGGAGGCCACTGCCTTGAGCTTGCCCGATACTTCTGCAATCTCATACGTTTTCTTCTCGGCTGACTTGGAACCATGGATCTTTTGGAGGTAATCGATGAGCACTAGTTTTACTCCCCACTTGCGTACTGCCCGTCGTATTACCGCGGTGATTGTGGCAATGCCGGATATGCCTGAGCCCGACACATAGTAAATGGGG